GGTCCTCTATTTTTATAACTATAGAAAGCTTTTTTACATTGACCATCACTTAGATTATCTTCTTTATAAAGGGGGAAAGCACTAACAAATGTAGCATAATAAATCTTAAGATAGTTATAAAATTCTTCAAAATAATCAACAGCATTTAGATCTTGATAAAACTCATTAAAGAAACTGGCTAAGTTAAAAGAATTCGTTCCCAATTCTTCTTTTATGTAATCAGAAGACTTCGTGCTAACTATGTTGAAGATTATTCTCCACGGGTTATTTCTATCTATTCTGAAGCCATGTCTTTTGCAAAGCTCTTCAAATAAATCAAAATTAGGATCATTGACTAAAGCATAAGCCTTTTGATCGTCTCCATAGGAAGATTGTAAAACTTCTAAAACCAAGCCAGTAGTAAATAAGCTAATTTTATTTGACTCATGTAATCCTATTCTAGTAAAAGGAGTTTGCTTTTCTCTAATGTAATCTAAAAATGTTTTAACAAAGTCATCAAAATTCTTAATTAAGTTAGATTCAGTTAGTCCAGTTAAAACATCAGTTAAAAAGTTTTCGTATGATTCTTGTTGATTATCTAGATAAGCCTGGTTTGGACTAACCCAGCCTTTTTTTGGTTCTAAATCTCTAGTAAAAAAAGTTGAATTTGTTTCTAAATAACCGTCAAGATAAAGAGTCTCATATGTTTTTCTCATTTCTCTAAAAGCTTTTGCTACAAAACTTAAACAAGAAACCTGATTCTCATCACTAGTCTTAGAAACAGTCTCTAAATAAAGTTCTTTTGGATAAACAACTGAACCTAATTGATTTACTTTGCCGTAATAAGGGATTGAGTACCAAGTATCGAACTGACTTGCATCTTCTCTATAATAAAAATCATAAAGAATTTTAGATTCATAGTTCTTTTTAGGAGGTGTTTCATTTTTAGCAAAAGGAAAATCTGGCATTAGACAGGCTCCGAGGTATCTTTGAATTGATCATCTTGAGTGGGTAAATCATTTTGAGTCTTTGGTAATGGCTCAAAGTTAGAATCTAAACCATTTTGAGCTAAGACGCTTGATTCTAATCTAAATAAATCTTCAAGATAGGTAAATTCCGACAAATTTAAACTTGAAGGCGATTCTACTTTAGAAGATAGCGTTGGATCGTTGGTACTAAAAGCGTTTTTCTTAGATAGCGGGTTAAAGACCCAGTTGCCATTGATAGAAGTTTCATAATTACCAATCGTAAGAGTATCGGTCACTCCATGAATAGCATAATAACCAACTATCCCAGGATCATGAGTATCTGAACTAATCCCCAAAGGGTTGGCGGGGATAGCGAAATAGCCTCCTTGGAAAAAGACATTGTTTCCTATTGTAGTTACATTCGCGCTATAGCGATACTTTAATAAGACTTCCTCACTGCTAACCAAAGACTCGGCCCACAAGGCAGTTCTTAGATAAGGAAGATCTGATGCGTTAAAACTAATTGTTTTTAATAAACCAGCATCGGCTCCAATCTTAATGTGTGGAGAGTTGAATTTGATATCTTGCTCTTCATTGAAATTGGCATTGCCAAGATTTCGTTGTAAATAAATAGAGCCATGACTATTTGATGGATTTTTAAGATTTGTGTAAAAAGCAACCGTTGTTAAGTCTTGTTCTGTCTCTAGTTCAGATGGAGTATTGATTTTTTTAATCATCTCTTTTAGACTTCCACCGTTCAAATAAAAATCATCAAAAAGAGCTTTATCTTTTTTGGTTCCTTTCATTTTAGTCACATAAGTTATTGGTCTTATTGTTCCAATTCTATTGTTTCCGAAAAGTTGAGTTGTTTCATTTTCCAAAACTTCAGGAACTAATTTAGTCATAATGTCGTTTAAGAAATCACCAAAAGAATAACTAATGATTCTTTTTGCGGTGTAGTTTCTATAATACCATTCCTGAAATTTATCGACGCTGATAAGAATATCACCTAAGTTTATAGTGTAATATCTACCAAAAGCTTTTGTTTCAATGTTTCCTAGACCGACAAAAGGTGCTCTTTTTTTGTAATCTTCGTTTAAGTCAGTATAAGCGGCAGTGATAAGTGCTCTAAGAGGAAAGAACAAAATATCTCCAAAGTCTTGCTTTCCATTTCTTGTTGTACCCTTTGGAACATTAAAAATAGTTCCAGCAATTTTACTCAAATAGCTACTTTTTTCTTGTTCTGTTCCTGCTAAACCTTGTTGATAAATTATATTGTTTTTGAACTTTTGTAGATCTAAGTCATTTTGCGTTTGAAAAATAAGAGTAGATATGGGCTTATTATCAACTATTTCCTCTAAGTAAATTTTAGAAACTATAGAATATGTAGAAGGTTCTCCTGTTCCAGACGATTCAAAAGAAGTAAAGTTCATTTTAAATAATTCTCTATTTTTCATTATTGTTTCAACAAACTTTTGTTTAACATAAGGAGCTATTTGTTCTCTTAGGGAGTTTAAATATTTATTTGTAGCAATTATTTCATCGTTATTCTTTTTCTTTCTTCTCTCTATATCTCTAAGATTAGCATCTTTTTGACTGGCACTTTTTACGACTATAGCTTCTTTTCTTTTCCCTTCTTCTTTTGTTAGTTCTCTGGCCTTTTCATCCAACTTATCTTTTTTAGATAAAGCATCTCTATAGTTTTTCATTAACGATTTAATACTTTCTGGGACACCAAGAGATGCTATTTGAACTTTGTCTTTTGGAATAGAAACATCCGAGTTCTTGTCGAACAAATCGACATCTTGTTGCGTTGTATAAGAAACACTTAATCTTATTGTTCCGTTTTGTTCAAAATTAAAACTATGTCCTTTATAATTTAAAATGAACCTCTTCTTTTCTCTCAACATTATTTGAGTTTGAATTCTAGGTGGGATGATGGTTGGGTCTGTAAATCTAGATATCCCATAGCCATACTCAACAACCAGTTGCTCTTTCTTCGGATCTAAGAAAGACATTGACTTCATGAAGGTGAAATCTTTCACTCCGTCTATTTCTTGTTTTTTAGTTAAAATAGTTAAATTTTGAAAGAAAAAGTTAATGTCGATTGTGGCACTTAATAAGTTTCCCAAGGCGGGAAATTGACGATTAAGAGTTAGGTTTTCTATGCCTGCTCCATCACCTCTACTGAATTCTAAAATTTCTTTTTTGTCGCCACCTCTTTTAACTAGAAACTCATCATCGCTAGTAAAAGATTTAAAAGGAAAAACAACTTCTTTCCAAGCATCATTTTTGTTTTTTTTATAGCGATAAATCATCTTTATGTAAGGTGTCATCGCAGCTAAATGGCTTGTGTAAATGTTAGACATAAAGCGAACATATTCTTCGTATTCCTTTTGTCTAACTGGATCTACTTCTTTAATTGCTCCATGCTGTTCTTCAAATTGTCTATGAAGATTTGGGTGTGGGCTAAAAATCTTGTTTCTTTTATTACCCCTTGAACTTATTATTCTTTCATATGTTTTTAGATCTAAATAATCTAAATTCTTAACAATTTCTTTATCAAAATAATCGTCGTAAATTATTTTAGCCAATGCGCTTCTAGAATTGATGTTGTTTCCTCTATAAATTTGAGGCATTAAAACTTCAGTTAAAAATTGTTGTCTAGTAAGACCGCCTGGACTTACTGGAAAAAATAACTTAATTGAAGAGTTGTTCTCTGACATTTTATAATCCAAAGGCTGTTAAAACTTCATCTAAATAAAGAGGAACTAAAATTGTTTCTCCAAGTTCAACATGTTGTTCTGTTGGTTTTTTATTAAACCAAGCAATAATCCACCAATATTCTGGGTTGTTGTAATAGGTTGTAGCCAATTTATAAAAACGATTGCCTAAAGTCCAGGTGATTGGGATTGTATTAATCGAATCAAACTGTTCTTGCGATGGATAGTTTAAAAAGTTAGTAGGCATTTGACGAATTCCGATTTCTCCGAATCTCTGTCTGAATGTTTGTTTGTAACCCTCGGTGGCATTAATAAACTGATTTAAATTTCTATAACGACTGATAGCCATTATCTACCTCCTAGAACTTGATTGCTAGCTGCGCTTGTGGCATTACCAAGACCACCAGTTATAGATCCGGCAATTCTAGATGGAACACTGGTTATAGCAGAAAGAATCTTTTCTCCTTCGCTTTGTTGGTTAGAGAACTCGGTTGATGAATTATTCAACTGATAAGGAAATTGTTCCGAACCTATGAAAACTCCGTTTTCATCAAAACCGGGTGTATCTTCATGTAGTACAGTCAGGTTAAAGGCCATTTCGTAAGTCTTGGCGAACAGAACTCCATCTCCATTGTTTTCAATAATAAAGACACCATTAGTATCTATACCATGTGTAATATTAACAGAGCCATTAACATAACCCAACAATCCTCTAGATGGATTGGTGTAATCTGAAATAAGATTGGCAAACTTTACTCTAATCAATGGCGGTGAATTGATAATTCTAGTTCCGCTCTTTGTGTAAAGCTTTGGAACAATGTAAGAAGGGTAAAGGTTTTTAACTATAGTGTTGATATCCGATAAGATTTGTCTGGCATGTTGTTCGTTATAAGCCGGCATCGTTAAGGTAAAGCTAATCGATCTTTTAGTTGATTGATAGACCGGAATAGAATCTACACGACCAAAAACATCAACAGCATTGAAGGAAGGATTAAAGCTATCTTGAAGTCCCTTCATGTAAGCTGGAAAGCTAACAGAGTAACCGGTAGTTGGAAAGTCAATAAACACATTAGCAAAAGGATACTTTAATCTAAGCTCTCTTTCTTCATTGGCAGAATAAGCTAGTTTGGGATCTTCTTCTAGGGTTTGTTTTAAAGATTTAATTTTTTGATCATTCATTTATTGTTACCCACCCTTAAGTAATGCCTCTGTTACAGTTGCTTTTAATTTATCTCCAGTGATACTATCCTTTGCTTCTACTTCTACAGCAATTTTAGTATTTAACAGAACATCTCTTTTTTCGTTTAATTTTTCTCCAAGCGCTTCTATAATTTCATTAGCTCTTGTGCCAAGTTCATCAATTACAGTTCTAACCATATCTTGTCTTGCTCTTGTTCCCTTTTGTGCCAGCTCTTCACCTCTAATAGCTATTTCACCAACCATCTTATCGTTTGTCTGTTGAACTATTTCTGCTCTTGTCGTCATTTCGTTTGCCATTCTTCTTTGTTCTTCGGCAGTCATAGCAGACAAACTAGTGGTTCCTTTAAGGAATCTGTCAATGTCGGCTCCTTTGTCTTTATTGATTAAAGACCTAATCATTCCGACATCTACTCCAAGAGTTTGTGAAAGTTGTCTTAAAATCGCTCTTTGGCCTAAATCAGACATTCCACGAATCTTATCACCAACTTCAGCAACTTGATTGGCGATATATTGCATTCTTTCTGGTTGGCTCATCAAGGTGGCTTCTACAGCATTAAATGAACCTCCAAGATTAGAAAGTAGCATGTTTAGTTGCCCGCCGAACTCCATGCCACCCTCAATTGTCTCAAATTTATCAGTTAAATCTGTAAGAGTTCCAATTTCAGTTCCCAATCTACGAGCCATTTGTTGAAAGACTGTAAATTTTTGCAAGGCTTTATTTGGGTCCATTTCTACATTGAAGGCTCTAACGCTACTTGAAAAGTCATCAAAAACCTTTTTAAATGGCTGCCCGGTTTGTTTAGCGAAATTTAATAAAGAAGCATTAAAGTTATCGGCAGACTTAACGCCCATTTGAAAAGAAGTGTCTAGCTGATTTAAAAGCTGTGTAGATTCATAAACTCCTATTCCAAATCTCTCATTTACCGCAGCTATTCTTGTTAGAGCCTTTTCTTGATCTGGAAAGTCTTTTCCAGCTAGAGCAGATAGACGTTCTCTAAAATTGGTTGTAATCCCTGTTAAAGTTTCTAAACTTACACCATAGCCCATAAGAGCTTCTTGTTGGGTTCTTAAAGAACGAATTAAGTTACGGCCATCTTCGACTCCCAATTTATTGAAACCGATTCTTAATTCTTCAACTCTATCAATCGCTTTAGTTATTGCTGTGGCAATTTCATTAATTGCTCCTAGAAATTGACCACCAATGAGAGATTTGCCGGCACTCACGGCAGCCTTTTCAAATTCTGACATTCCTCCTGTTGCACCATCCAGGGTGCTAATAAGGCCAGTCAAACCACTGGAGGCAGTTCTAGAAGATTCACCAAGTGCATCAACAGAATCATCAGTGCTTGCCAAAGCTTTCCAATAACTAATTTCCTTTGGTGTAAATCCTTGTGAACGTAGATCCCCATCAGAAATGTTACCTGCTTTAATCCTTTGAAAAATTTGTGGAGTCATACCTGCCATTAAATAAACCTCTCTATAATTAGAAGTTTATAAAAATTATTCTGACTCATAGAATTTTAACAACCTTTTGAAGATCCAGTTTCTTAAATTTACGGGCATAGAGTAAAGTTCTGGAAACCTGAAGCCTGATCTCATTACAATAAGGAAGATCTGTTCATAAACTTGATTTATGTAATCAGTCGATAGACCAAAAAAAGTTTGCCCCAACAGGGACACCTCCTTGGATTACATTGGAACATTCTTTACATGTGTAATTGTAACTAAAGTCAATGTCTGGTCTAAAGTCTTCATAACACTTCTTTAAGAATTTTGAATCTTTTATAAGCATTTGATTGATAAAAGAGATAATAAAATTGGGATCAAAGTTATTATCCACCGAAACAATCATCGCTCTATGAAATTCAAATGTCTCCGATGTTTCAATCCCATGCTTTTTCTTTGCTTCAAGAGACTTTGTAATCTGTTGTAAGTCTCCTGAATTAGCCATTTTAAATTTGACTTCTTTGTTAGACACGGGAAGAGTGACTACTATTGTCCCATCGTCTCCTACTTTAGAAAAGTCAAATTCTTTTGCACCAACTTCGTCTAAATTAATTGTGTGTTCAAATTCGGTTAGACACTTTACACAAAAACTAGCAAATGAGTAATCTTTACCATAAGCATTTTTTCTAGCATTAATAAGGATAGCACTCTTGTCTCCTGGTAGAATAGTAGCTGGGTCAATTCTATCCACACTAATGCTTTGAATTAGTCTATCAAACATTAAACCAGCTTTCGCTAAAGCCTCTGAAGATAGGATGTCTTCCTCTTTAGTTGTCATAAATTTAACTTCTACACTTTGTTTGCCATGCCAAGGATGTCCCGGTGGATAAAACTTACCTTCAGATGGTAGTTCCACAAAGTCAGTAGGGACTTGGTAGCCTCCCTGCTGAGTTTGTGGGATAAATGTTTGTTGTTGTGTTTGCTGTCCAATAACTTTTTCTTCCTGCTGCTTCATAAACTGCTCTAGAAGCTCAGGCGGGATTTGGGTTCTCCCTTCATTATTTCTCATTATAACCTCTTGTTAGGGCGCGCCTAATTGTAATTTAGCCCAATCGTAGTTTACCGTAATTGTTGCATCTGTTAAGCCTTCATCAGAATAAGAGTTGTTACTAAACTTAACAGATGTAATCATGCCATTATAAATTGTCCAAGTCTCAAAAGCAGAGCCATCTGGTTTTAAAGAAACAATCTTCAAAAGACCAAGGGCTCTATTTAGATTTTGTTTTGATAGATTCTTTGTTCCGTAAGTAGCTTGTCTTGCTGTGTCTAATGGATTTACTATCGCAGATAAAACACCTACATCGGCATCCGTATTTACATTATCTGGATAATAATAAGAATGAGCTAATAATTTAGCCATTAAATTTGAACCAACTGAACCAACTGTTTTACCTCCATAAATCTCCTTAATGGTAAAAGAGATTGGATCCCATTTAATCCTTATAGGATATCGGACAGTATGATCTAAAAGCATGTGTTCTTGTGTATCAATCGTGTAAGATGGTCTATCAATTTGACTTATGTAAGCTGCTGGTAAATCATCTATAAGAGCAACGAATCTAAACTTCTGTTGAGCATTCTCAAAAAGATCGCGGTCAAATAGTTGCGATTGCCCGTTAAAGAGAGAATATTTGGTTACATTACCTAATGTTGTTGCACCAAATGATTTTAAAGCAGATGAGATGATGGACATAAAATAAATAGTTAAAAACTAAATTATTCTGTTGGGCCGAATGATTCTAATTCAGCCCAGTCATATCTTAATTGTAATCCAAGTTCAATTAATCCTTCATCGCTGTAAGAAAGCTGATTGTAGGTAACTGACTTAACAAAGACATTGTTAAGCTTCCAAGTTTCAACAACACTGCCTTCAGAGTTCAGTGTGTCGATTGTTACTTGGCCCAATTGATCAATAAATTTTGACTTGCTAAGTGACTTTCTTAGGAAGTTTGGATCTGAAGGAGATGGACTAAAATCACCTGGATTAACATAGCCAGCATTTCTAACAAAGTCTAATAGTTTTCTAGAAACATCTGGATCAACTGGATCAACAAGATTGATGCTAATTTCATTCCAAGAGACTCTTCCTGGGAAATAAAAATCATGGACTAGAAACTCATGTTTTGCTTCACCAACTGTGACTTGTGGTCTATCAGTTGTTTTAACAACATAAGCTGGGATTCCAGCTAAGTTTAAAATAAACTTAAACTTTCTTTTTGGTTCTGTTATTGGATTTGCCCATACTGGAATTGCTGTAGCCATTTATTTTTTATCTCCTAAACTTAAATAGTCTTTGTTAAAATTAATCATCAAAAGAGGCTCCAGTGTTTGTGATGATGAAATCTAGAGCGATGTATTCGATTGCTCTTGCTGGTTTAATGAACAACTTAGCATAAAGGATGTTTTGATCAATTAGATCAGGGGTTGTAGTTGTTTCATCTAGAACCAACTTGTAATCGGTTAGACCATAACGAGTCTTAACATCAGTTAAGAAAGGAATGGCTTGTCTCTTGAAGTTATCCCAAGTGTCTGGAACATTTGGCTCAAATAGGATTCTATTAGAGATTGTAGAAATGCCTCTCTTGAGATAAACAAGTAATCTACGAACATTGATTCTATCTAGGGCTGAACGCTCAACCTGTAGAGTCTTTTGTCCAAAGATAACTACACCCTCATTTGGGAATGTAGCAATCGGATTGACACCGACCTCGTAAAGATCATCTCTGTCGTCCTTAAAGAGCTTGAGAGCCGTAGAGACGACGGGAAGCCCAGAGACACCAGAGGATAGCCCACCACGATTAAAGCCAGCAGGAGCGAACCATGGGGCTTGTACGCGGTCTGTGTAA